TTGTACTTTAAAAAGAATATGTGTCATTATAATAATTTTTCTGTTTCTATTTTATTTGGTTCTGTTAATTTCAATTGATTCTTTAACGACTCCTCAATTGAGAAACTATTTGTTGTTGCTTGTGTCATTAATTGATTAATATTTTTATCAATTGATATTGTATAAGATGACGCTAAAGATAATACTTGTTTTTGTTGTTCTGGATCCATCATAAGAATTGAATCTAAGTTACCTGTACCAATTCTACCGTATGAAATCATATCTAACATTGCTTGTTTAGCCATACGAACTGTCCAATAGTCTTTTTCATATTTTTCCTCTAAATCTGGATTACCAAAAACATCAATTAATTTGGTACCGTCAGGTAAGATTGCGTCATCTGATTCCAAATATTCCTTAATTAAATCAATAAACCCTTGTCTTTCTCTATATGCATCTTTAAGATTTCTATTAAATTTTCTTAAATCAATACGTTTATCTGCAATAGTTAAATCAACCATTTCTTTTCTTTTAGGGTCAGTAATAAATTCTTTACTTTCTTCATCCATTTGAATTTCTAATTCAGCTTTTTTTACTGTATATTCTAAATGTTCAACCGCATCTTCTCTACCTCTCAATTCTAAAAGCCATTGTTTTAATCTTGCGTATGGTGTTATTTGTGCACCACCAACAAAATTATATGCTTTGTATTTTGGTAACGCAAAAGACATACTTTCGGATATTTGCATTAATTTTTCATCAAAAGGATTGTTAATGAAATTAGACCTGTCGTATTTGTAACCTTGTTCCATAATTGTTTTTTTATTAATATAGTGAAAATTTTTTAGAATGTCAAGTTATCTCCAACCACAATGTCCAGATGATGTTCCAGGATTAACCCGAGGTGCTAATCCAGGTATAGATGCTGACCCAGTGTCTGTTGCATATATTAATTGCCAACTTATGTTATTTTGACCAGTACCATCGTAATTACCTAACATATATTGCCAATCTTGACCTAATGCGAAGTTTTCTTCTCCACAGTTAGGGTGTGGCTTTGCAACATTACCAAGATTCGTATCAGTGGAGTTACTCCACCTTCTTAGGTTATAACCCCCATTATATGAACCCTCATTACCACAATACCCCTTTCCTACTTTAGATGGTATACCTTTTTGTTGTGCGTGTGCACCCCATTGTGTTGAGGAACTTGGTGTTTCATTAGAGAAATTAAATTTTATTCCTGCGGATGTTGTCCACGCATATCCAAAACTTTCATCATAAAATGCACCAGCACCATCCGTTCCACTTATTGACGTTATACCAAATCCACTTACATAACTTTCGTTAGATAAATTAAATTTTTCAATAGTAGTTGATCCACCAGAAATTAAATAAGCAAATTCCGTTTCCTTTTGCATGGTAGCAACGTCACTTCTAGCAATACCTGTATTAAATTTAGCTTGGTGAGCATAGTTTGTGTCATTAAACATATTAATTGCTGATGTCCGGGTCCCATGAATTGCATCTGGGGCTTTCCATAAGTTATCATCGTTTACTGACCAAATAAATAATATTGTTTTATTACACGCTCCTGATGTATAAGATACTGGATAATCTAATAATTCACCAACGTGTGTTGTTTGACTTGTTGAGTTTGTTGTTTTGTGTACGTTTCTCCATGGTGATGAGTCTTTATAACCACCAGCCAAATATGTGTATGATAAAACTTGTCTATATTTAAACGCAATTGGTATAGTTTCTTGTGCGGCAATTCTTTCCCATCCATTATCAATATTTGACACTCCAGAATATAACATTAAGAAACTACCACTAGTGGACTCCTCCAAATATAATGAACCAGATAATGGTGAACCAGGTCTATTCGTTCTTGTTCCTCTAGGTGGTCTATTCACCACTCTATCCGATGTTAAACTACCACTAACTTCTAAATTTTCGTATATCATAATTTAATTATTTTTTATGCTCTCCAACCACAATGTCCTGAAGATGTTCCAGCATTCACACCAGGGTTTAATCCACTTACACTAGTTGTTCCCGTATCTGTTGAATAGAAGAATTTCCAACTTGTATTATTTTGTGCACCATCATAATTACCTAACATATATTGATGATCTTGTCCTAATGTAAAATTCTCCTCTCCACAGTTAGGATGTGGTTTTGCTACGTTACCAATGTTAGTATCATTGGCGTTGCTCCATCGTCTAAGGTTGTATCCACCGTTATAAGAACCTTCATTTCCAGCGTAACCTTTTCCAACTTTTGAACTAATACCTTTTTGTTGTGAGTGATTTCCCCATTGAGTGGATGATGTAATTGTTTCTGTTGCGAAACTCATTTTAATACCTGCTGAAGATGTCCAACCATAACCAAAGTTTTCATCAGAAAATGCTGAACCACCATCACCACCATCGATTGTTGTTAAATGAAACCCTGTTGAAATTGTTTCTGTACTTAAATCAAATCTCTCAACTCTAGTACTACCTCCCGTGAACATATATGCGGTTTCTGTCTCTTTATGCATTGTACCAAGGTCACTTCTATTTGCGGTTATATCGAATTTAACATTATGTGCATATTTCGTATCATTATTCATATTAATGGCCGAAGTTCTAACGCTATGAACATCCGCAGGACCTTTAAACGCACCATCTGTGTTAACAGACCAAACGAAAAAGATATATTTACTACAAGCTCCCGATGTATAAGTTGCAGGAAAATCTAGTAACTCACCAATATGTGTTGTTTGATCAGTGGCATTAATTGTTTTATGAACATTTTTCCAAGGTGTTGAATCTTTGTATCCACCAGCCAAATAAGAAACACTAATTATCTGTCTAAATTTAAATCCAACATTAGCGTTTACTTGTGACGATACTCTAACCCAACCACTATCATTGTTACTCACACCAACATAAACCATTAAAAAACTACCACTAACCGCCTGTTCTAAATATAATGAACCTGTTTGTGGGCTACCTGGTCTGTTTGCTCTTGTTCCTGTTGGGGGTTTTGCAACTCCTTGTGTTCTTAGTGAACCACTAATCTCAATATTTTCGTGTATCATATATTATAAATATAATTTTTAAGTTCTCCAACCACAATGTCCTGAAGATGTTCCACCATTAACTCCTGGAGCTAATCCACTAGGATTTACAACCCCACTATCTGTAGCATATGTGAATTTCCAACTAGTATTATTTTGAAGACCATCATAGTTTCCAAGCATATACTGATGGTCTTGTCCCATAGTAAAGTTTTCTTCTCCACAGTTAGGGTGTGGCTTTGCCACATTACCAATATTTGTTTCGGTGAAAACATTCCATCTTCTTAAATTATAACCACCGTTATATGTCCCCTCGTTACCACAATATCCTTTACCAACCTTAGAACTAATTCCTTTCTGTTGTCCACTCGCTCCCCATTGTTGATTATTTGTGAATGTATCGTTTGCAAAAAATAATTTTGTACCACTTTGTTGTGTCCATCCATAACCATAATTCTCGTCAGAAAATCCAGAAGCCCCTGAAGGACCACTACCTGTAATTGATGTTGTTGTGGTATAGTATGGTGCACCTGCTTGGTAATAAACACTATACATCGTTTCGTTTGTTAAATTAAATTTCTCAACCGCAGCAACACCAGCACCGAATATCCAAGCAAACTCAGTTTCTTGGTGTAAGGTACCACAGTCATCTCTTGCATTTGCTAAGTCCCACTTTGTTTGATGTGCGTATGCGGTTTCATTAACCATGTGTATTCCACTAGTCCATGTTGAGTGGATTGTGCTATCTCCTTTAAATGTACCATCTGTATTTGTTGACCAAAGAAATAAAATACTTTTACTACAAGCTCCTGATGTATATGATGCTGGATAATCTAATAACTCACCTAAGTGAACTGTTTGGTCTGTTGAATTTGTTGTTCTATGAACATTCTTCCAAGGTGAGGCGTCTTTATAACCACCAGCCAAATAAGAAACATTAATAACTTGTCTATATTTAAATCCTGTTCTATCTGTATCCTGTGATCCTACGGGTTCCCAACCACCATCATAATTTGATGATGCGGTATATGTCACAACAAAACTACCACTTGTGGATTCTTCCAAATATAAAGACCCAATGTCAGGACTAGAAGGTCTATTTGCTCTCGGCCCTCTAGGTATGATAT